CCGGCATCTTTCATCTCACTGACGAGGATATCCTGATTTCCGGCACCGTCAACAGCCGCCTGAACAGCATTCGGTCTGATGAGATATGCTGTTATCCAGTCATTGCCGTTCCTTGCACTCTGACAGTCGATAGCTTCGACGAAGATCTTTCCGTCAGCCGTTCTGACCGCCGCAGCAAGCGTCACATTGCCTGTTGATTTAGCGTATTTCACCGCATAATAAACTCTGACCGGAGTTCTGAGTTCCGGTGTCTTGCAGATAAGTTCTTCCCATTCACGGCGGCTTATTGCCGATCTCTGTGAATATGTCAGCCACAGTCCGAGTCGCTGGATATTGTCATCGACCTTGTCTTCATCGCTTCCCAGCTCATCTTTTACAGTTCGTTCGCTGAGGATATAGCCGAGCGACGGATTTGTCTCATACCACAGCTCCGGATCATGAGCATCAGTCAGAGCCGGGACGCTCCATTCCGCCCAGCCTGCATTTTCGTTCTTCCCGGAAAAAGTATTCTTCCTGTACTTTGCAAAGACCGTACCGCTCGAAACGGCCGTCGGAGGCGTTCCGCACATGAGCGTCTGAGGGTTTCTGCTGTCGGTAACGACGTACTTCAGAGCACTCTCCTGATCGGTGGTGTACTCCTGAGCCTCATCGATGATAAGATCATCATAGCCTTCACCGAGTCCGCCCTTGCTTGAACGTGTACGAAAATTTATGACTGCATCGCTGCTGAGCCATTCGATAGTCTCAAGACCGTATTTTTTTGTCGTCTTGTAATCTTTTCCCTCGACATATCCGGCTTCCGAGAGTCTGTCACAGCACTTGCTCCATGCGTTGCTCGATGTAGTGGCTCTGTGAGCGGTATAGAGGACTTTCCTTTCGTGAGTGACTCCCCAGATCGCTCTGATTATGAGTATTTCAGATTTTCCGTTTCGTCTTGGTATCGACCAGCCGAACTTCATATGCACCCAGAGTCCGTCCTCGTTTACCGCCATGATGTCTTCGAGCATAAGTTCCTGCCACGGCAGCGTGGAGCGTTTCGACCTGTTGTAGATCTCTGCTGCCTCCGTGCCGAGAGACTGAGTATATGGCAGCACGACGGACAGCACAGGGGTTTGTCTGCCTGTACGTTTTTCCGCCATATTCTCCCTCCGATCAATATTCTATCAGCGAAAAAGTGAGCCTTTGCCTTGCAGTGCCGTTCAGGACGATCTCCGTTTCCTTTTCACGGTCGGAGGGGTACATCGTCCTTGTGATGTACTGCCCGTTGTCACGGAAGGTCACTTGCAGCGACGTGCCGGAAATGAGCTGTTCTATCGCTGCGATATCGCTGTCACAGCCGAGGTATTCAAGCTCTATGGAATAGACTCCGAGCCGGACGGGATATGCGAGCATTTTTCCTGTCTCTGCCGAGCGTCCTGTCGCATCGGAGTAAAGGTCTGACTTGGTTATCCTGTAGCCGCCTGCGACCGGTTCGATCGGGGGAGCTGTACCGTTTATCCTTATCATCTGCGTCCCCTCCTTGCGTTGTTGAGATCGACTGCCCTGACTGCGATGCGGCCTATCTCACGGCCGTCAACATCTACATGGATATGAAGATCGCCGCCCTGCATACCTGACCGCTGCATCGCTCTCATGACGGCATTTTCGATAGTGCTTTCCGGTGAGACGATCTCCGGCTCACGCTTGTTATCACCGAGGACGGCGAGGAATTCACCGTAGTTCGCCGGCACGACAGTTCCCTGTGCGAGGTATGGTATCTGCGGTATATTGATCCTCGAAAAGTTGAATCCGAACGATTTGCCGCCTATGCCCGGAACCCAGTTCGGTATATCCCAGTGGAGTTTATTTGCTGCATCTATCACGGCATTGACAGCTTTTCCTATAGCCTGTATCATGCCGTTGACAAGACCGATTATCGCATTTACCGGGACTTTCACGATGTCTACAAGGCCGTCCCAGATGCTTTTGAAGTAGTTCTTGATGCTGCTCCATGCACTTTCCCAGTCGCCCTTGAACACGGCACGCACGAAGTTCAGGACGCTTTTAAGGGCATCGATGATATGATTTCCTGCATCGATTATCCCTCCGAACGCTCTGCCTGCTGTATCGAGGACGTTATTGAACGCATTCACGATAGGCGGCCCGAACGTGTCAGCGAACCAGTTCACGACCGGGAGAATGAATCTGTTGTAGATATCAAGTCCGCCGTCGATGAGCATTCCGACAAGGTCAAGGAAATTGTCGATGAGCGGTTTCAGATGCTTCGCCCACAGCTCGTCGGCAACGCTCATGAACTTGTCGAATATTGGTTTTAGGACTGTGTTCCATATGTTGCGGAACGTGTCGCCGGTCAGTTTTATCGCTGTCCTGAACTTGTCGAATACCGGCTGTCCCCATTTGTCCCAGAATTTTCTGAAAGACGAAAGAAGATCTTCCCAGAGCTTTGAAATGAACGATAATACGGGCTTTGCTGCATCGTTCCAGAGCATATCGAAGATCTTCTTCACTTCGCTGAAAAGCGTTCCGATAGTGCTTATGACCTCCGACGTGAACTGTGTGATGACCGGAAGGCCGTCCGTTATGAAGCTGCTCAGACACGGGAAAACACTTACCTCCCATATATCCCTGAACACCGTATTGAACGTGTCGTACAGTCCGAGGACGATATCTCCGGCTGTCCGGAATGCCGTCTGCATCAGAGCGGTGAAGTCGCCTCTGAAGTATTCCGCAAGCGGCTGTGCGAGCGAACGAATATCGGAAAATATCCCCGAAACTGTCGAGTACAGTTCCTTTGTCTCCCTCACAAGGCCGTCCCACACTCTGGTGAATATGCCTGAGAACCGGCTCTGTATGTATTTTTTCAGCCGGTCGAAGACTGAACGTATCTTTGCCGAGAATCCGCTGAGCTTCTTCTCTGCCTGCGATGTATCGGCATCGAGAGCGAAAGTCCCGCCGGAAGCCGGAAGGACAGCCGGAGTCTTTTCGCCGCCGTCATCGTCCTTGCTGCCGGAGAGCTTCGTCATCTTGTCGAATCCGGCAAGAGTCTTCTGCTGTGCCTTGTCTGTCTCGGTGACTTCCTCTGTGAGCTCTTCCTGAGCTGATACAGTATCGGCAACGGAAGCTGCTGTTTTTGCTGTATCATCAGTCTCTATGCCGAACGCTTCCGCAAGTCCTTCCGAGAGCTGTACGGCTGCCGAAGCTGCCTTTGAGAGCAGGTCAACGAGCCGCCCAAGTGCCGGAAGAAAGAGCGTGCCGATGTTGGTGAAAGCTTGTCCGAACTGCTCCTTGATGTCGCCCATTGAGTTGCTGACCTGTTTGAGCCGTCCGGCAGGAGTTCTCGCAAGAGCCTCGTTCATGCCTCCGACGGACTGTTCAACGACTTCTGCGAGCGTGGCGACTTTCTGCTCCTCCGTGCCGTATTTGAGGAGCTGCTCCTGAGCCTCGGTGAAGCTGTAGCCGTATCGTGACAAAGCTCCGGTCTGACCTTCGAGGACTTTGCCGAGCATGGTCGAGATCGTGACAGCGTTCTCGGCAGTTGCATTGAGTCCGTACTGCTGAGCGAGCATATCATTGAGGACGACGTTCATCGTTTTCAGCGAATCGGCATTTTCAACGTATGTAGCAAGCTCCTGCAAGCCGGAAAGCTGTATCTCGTCGCCTATGACTCCGACTTCCTGCAAAGCCGATGCCCAGTCCTTAGTCGCCTGTATCTGTTCCTGAGTCGCTCCGGTCGTATTTTTCATGACCTGTTCAAGACGTGTCTCTGCTTCGAGCTGGACTTCCCACAGCTTGCGTGACTCGCCTATGAACGATGAGATATCCGATATCCCGAAAGCCGACGCTGCTGCACCTGCAAGGCTTTTCATCGATGATGTGAGCTTTCCGATGCCGTTTCTGAGCGACTGCACGCCTTTCGAGAATCCTGACTGATCTATCTTGGTATCGAAATTCAGACTTCCGTCAACAGCCATTCCGCCGCCTCCCTTAAATGAATTTTTTCAGAAATTCTTCCGTTTCCCTTATGTCCTGTAATTCTTCATCGCTGTGCAGAATGATGATATCCCTGCCGGTGCTGAGAAATTCCCGCTCGTATTTTGTGAGCTTTCTGCCTTTCCCGATCTTCCTGCGGATATCGACCACAGCCGAAAAAAGGCCTTCCCCGACCTCACCGAACAGACCGAGAAATGTCCACCAATGCACGAACGGCAGGCTCCGTATATCGATGACTCCTGCCGCTTTGCTGACTGCCGGGAATATCATATGCTCATCATGCTTCCAGTCGATGATCTGAAAGCTTTCCGGCTTTGTTCTCGGCATATCTCCGCCGTCGCAGAACCAGTATGCCTGCCTGACAGCTTCACCGTATGCCCTGACCGGGATATCGTCCCTGTAGAGCCTTTTAGTGCAGATATACGCCTTTTCCCGGTCAGTGAGCGATTTGTCCGCAAAGGCTTCAAAGATCGTCAGGACATTCCGGAAATCTGCATTTATCGGGTATTTCTCCCCGGAGACTTCAAGGACTTCCGGAAGCTGACCGGTCATTCGAGGTACCTCTGAACTTCGGGGCGTGGCTTCCTTTCAATATCCATTGCTTCTATCTCTGATCTCACCAGAGCTGACAGAGATTCGACAAATCCCTCAAAGAGCAGCTTTCCGCCCTCCAGCACAGAGCAGCAGTTGACCTTTCCGAAAGCGGCTGTACATACGTCCGTCCCGAATGCCGTGTTGATAAGCTCCCTGACCGCATGATCCATTTCCATGACCTGACCGGCTGTCATCTCCTCGAATCCTGCGGCGATATCCGAGAGTTTCTCCTGCATATCGTTTATCCTCACGATAAGATTCAGGTCTGATATCATGATCTTTATGGTATTGCTCTCGTCGCCGTTAAGTGCGTACTCACGCACGCCTGTATCATAGTTTATTGACTGCATATTATCCCCCCTGGTTATGAATTGTAGAAATCTATTGCTCCGTATGTCTGCCTTTTCAGTTTAAGCTCTTTCAGCTCTGATTTCAGGAAATACAGCGACTGACCTGCATTGAAATACGTCACCGTCGCTGTATATCCGAGTCCGCCCTGTGACATCTGCGATACCGCCGGATCATTGTCCGAAAGGCTGTTCAATGCCCTTATCACCGCCTGAACGATGACGCTTTTCACTGTTATCCCGTAGTCCTCGTCCTCTGATATCCTTGCATCGATATCAACGCCGTGATCTTTTGCAGCGGTGCGGAGCTTAGCGGAAGCCTGAGAGATCAGGACTTCCGCAGATGCTTCCTGCTGAGGTGTGAGACTTATGCCGAGAGCGGTGATATCACTGACGCTTGCATAGCTCGTTCCCATAGCTTACGCAATATCTCCGGCGTTGACTGTGAGATAAGCCACAGCCTTGACCTTCGATGAGCTGAGGTTCACGACCTCGATGATATCTCCGGCAGAAACAGCGATAGCTGTCGTTCCGGAGGTGAGAGAAGTTCCGCCGTATGCAGAAGAAGTCATATCGAAAGTCGCTCTCTCGGAGGGATTTACCTTGTAAGCGTATGTAGTGCCGGTATTGCCTGCTGTAACGGTGACAACAGTCTTGCCGGAAGCACCTTCACCTGTGGCTGCTGCGAGTGATGCTGTAAGGCTTCCGGGAGTGTATACCGATCTGATAGCTATGCTGCGGAGGACTTTGTGTGCGTAGATATTTCTGCCCTGAACGGCACAGGCTCCGATATACTTGCCGGATTCGTCGAGGCTCTGGAGCTTGACGGGGACTTTCCATGCGTTTACACGGGTAGCAAAGCGGGGGTGTCCTGCGAGCATTGCGAGATTAGCCGTGTCGTCGTTCCACTCTTTGACGAGGAATCCGGCTATTTTTCCGACAACGCCGTTTGCCTTGACATCGTCACCGAGACTTGAAGCCGAAATAAATTCCGGAGATTTGAGGATAAGTGCCATTGCATCAGGTGTCACAAGGAGATAGCGTCTGCCGTCGTTCGGGATCTTCGACTTTGACATCGCCGTTTTGATATCCACGATCGTGTCATAGATGTTGTCCTTTGTGAGAGATGCAACGTTGATAGGTGTCGAGCCTGCGATGAGAGTTGTTCCGCCGTCCGTGTCGATCCTTTCAGCGAGGGAGTAGCCTGCACTGTCAAGCCTTTCTGCGACTATGCCGTCCGGGACAGCCTGTGCATCGTAGCCGTCGATTATCTCGTTGACAGCCTTGTCCTTGTTGATAACGAGGTCTGTGTAGGTCGTGGAGCCGTTTGTTGCAGTGATGCCGTTCGCCTTGTCGTAATCAGATACAGCGACCTCGGTGTCACGTACCGGTATCTTTACAGAACCGGAAAGCGGATCGCCCTCATAGTCGTTGTTGAAAACAAGTCCGTCGGAGAGGACGAGTTCCTTTCTGAGCTTTTCAAGGACAAGATCAGAGTAGCGTGTCTGTAATTCATGTGCCATAGTTTAGTTCTCCTTTCTGAGTTCGGGATTTCTTGCATAGAAAGCTTTCTCCACACCGGAAAGACCTTCTCCCTCTGCCGAGCGTGAAGGTGTCTGGTGAGCAGGCTTCATGAACGAAGCGAGCTTTTCTGCATCGGCTTTGATCTCCTCTTCGCTTTCGCCTGTCAGACGGTCGGCAAGCTCTGAGGGAAGACCGGCTTCACCGGCTGCGTTGAGCCTGAGCAGCGAAAGTTCAAGCTTTTTCTTTTCTGCCGAAAGCGTATCGAGAGCCTTCTGGTGATCTTCCGGAGATATCCAGCCCTCGAAGCCTTTCTTTGCATCTGTGACGGCAGCGTCGATGCGTGACTGTACAGCAGCATCGAATTCCGCCTGTGTGCTGATAGGTGTGAATTCCATAGGTTCAGCCTCCTTGTGTAATTTTTTTGTAATTCCGGCATCAGCCTGAGCCGGCACAGCGACGAAGCTCCATTCATAGGCATCTGTGATATCGTCGAGGATATGGTGACATATCTGACCGGAATACTCTTTGCCTTTTTCATGCTCACACAGACCTTTCATTCTGTCCTGTCCGCATATCGAGCATATTTTCTTCGCAGCACTGCACCCGATACTGACTTCCTTTTTGATGCCGCCGTCTATCTCGGCAATGAGGTCTTTGTTGGCTTCCGTGCGTACTGCATATGCCATTCCTTTGAGGTATCTGTACGGCTGACCGTACTTTGTTGTCTTGCTTTCGTCTGTGACGATCTCCGTATCAAAAATACGGGCAGTCTGGTTCCCGGCTCTGGGATCGTGGTCGAATATGCCTGACGCTCCGATCATAAGCTCTTTCAGGCTTTCGAGAGCGGAGTCTGAAAAACGTTCATAGTCTCTGTCGATCTCGTTTCCGCAGAGCTTCACGGGAAAGACATAAAGCTCATCTTCCGTGAATTCACGCCGGGTGAATTTGTTTATCTTTTCAAGGATCTCTTTGTCCATTATTCACATCCCCTTTAAGGTGTGTTCCCCTGAACTGTTCCTGTGACGATAGTGACCGTCTTGTCGGCTGCGATATTGACGCTGACCTGAGTGCGGTTTCCGCAGAAAGTAACAGTATACGGGATACGCACACCTCCGGTCGCACCGCCGTAGCTGGACGGCTTGACGATACAGTCTTCTGTCCATGCGGTATACGGGCCTTCTGTCTTGTCGATGAGGACTTCCATTACCTTAGTCCTGCAATCGTCGCCTGTCTTGCGTTCCATAGCGATATCCCTGAGTTTTTCGTAGATATCATCTGTCGGATCGGCATAGTAGGTATCGACCGAGAACTGCGGTGAATAGCCGTTATCGTTCACGCTTGTCTCATCGAGGATATTCTTTGCTGTCTCAGTTTCGGGGTTGAGTTCGACAGACATATCCTCGACATCTTTTCCGATGACCGACCATGCAGGCGTACTGCCCCCGAAAGTCGAGTCGATATAGTGCAGCAATGCACTTCTTTTGAGTTTAGCCATATTTCCTCCTTATACGTATGCGGTATATTCAGCGGTTATCTGGAGCTGATACTGCACGCCCTGGAAGCCGTTCTCTTCGGGGACAGCAAGGAGCGTGCCGTTTTCTGCCGTGAGCTTTGTTATCTCTCCGTTGCATTTCCTGCCGTCGATGAGCGTTTCGACTTCCTCGCCGGTCTGACTCCGCAGCCAGTCCGAAAGCTCCAGCAGAACAGAACTGTTCGCAAGGCGTTCGTAGTCGTTCACGCTCCCGAAAGTCACAAAAAGCAGAAAGCTGTGCTGCTTGTGCAGATCACCGAGAACGTCTTCATAGATGACCTTGTCGCCTGTGGGACTCAGACCGTAGCTCGTCGGCGTATCGTCCGTGAAATCGATATGCACCGAATTCACGACCTGTGAAATTTTCGGGAACCGCTGGAGTATATCCTTCACTTTTTCTATGATGTTCATATAACTGCTCTTCCTCCCACGATCGCAGCAGCTCCACGGAGTATCTCCTTGGCACTTTCAGCTTTCATCGTCCGGAACCATAGCCTTGTCGCCCTGGGATTTCCGCCGTGCCTGTGGTTTACCTTTGCGTAGTAGCTCACCTTCGCCTTCGGAGCGGTGAAAACTAAATGTCCCGGCTCTGCTATCCCGGCGGAAGAAAGCAGCCTGCCGGAATTTTTCAGCCTGCTGTCCGCTACCGGAACGTAAGGCTCCATTCGCTCGATGCACTTTTTGTCGATATAGTCCTGAGCTTTTGCGAATAGCCGCTCACGCCTTTTGATCGACATATGATCGATCACAAATTCTATCCGCATGATGTCACCTCGCTGCTATGATGATATCCGGAAGCTCTCCGCAGATCTCCTCCGAGACTTCTTTCACAACGCAGAACTCCGGAAAAGCCGTTCTGAAAGCGTTAATGCTCTCAAAGACCGCCTGCTGGTCTGATGTATCGAATTCAAAGTCCGTTCCCGACAGGACGATCATATCTCCTGTGCGTGGTCTGTAGCCGTCCTGTCCCGAACAGCTATAGATCTTCACAGATACCGCTCCGGCGGTCTGGGAGCCTGTTCCGGTGAGTTTTTCGCCTCTCAGGTCACAAAAAAACACGTCCTCAAAGACGTGCCGCCTGAATGTTTCGTTTTCGTAGACCGTAATGCTGCCGGAGATATCGAGCAGTTCAGCTCTGATCTTCTTATGCCAGCAAAGAGGGATATTCTCCTCGATGCCCTGTTCCGGCAGGCCTTTTGTACGGTAATTTCTGCCGAAAAACCGGACTATTTTATCGCTCCATACATGAGCATCGCCTTTCGGGATACCGAGAGTGACACTTCTTCCGTCGGCTGACGGTTCACCGATAAGGACGTTTTCAATTGTTTCGCCGTCCATGATAACGGCTGTCCCTTTTATTAGCTGTTTCATGATCGCTCCTGTTATAAATTCTTCCAGTCAAATGTGTGCGGCAGAAGCCTGTTTGATATGACCTCGGCACTTGCCGTAAAGTCCTGCTTCTGGACGAGCTTGTCTGACTTCTGCCGGTTGCAGCACATATGAGCGAGCTGGAGATTTGATATATCCGAGGGGTGTCCGCCTTTCGATACGGGTATGATATGATCGATGCAGGGCGACATCGGGTGCGGGAACTTAAAGCCGAAATCGACTCGTTTTCCGCAGATGCCGCATATCTCCTGCGTGGCGTAGATCTTCTTCTTGTTCGATTCAAACTGCAAGCGGTGCGTGCCGTCTCTGTCAGGCCGCTTGCAGGGTGCGTCTCTTGGGTTGGACATGGGGTTCTCCTTTCGGGTATAAAAATAGCACCTTTGCGGTGCTTTTGCGTTTTATGAGCGTATTATAAGCGTGGAATACGCATTTTATTGGCATTTTGCGTTTGGGTATGAGAAAACCGCCTTGTTATGGGCGGTTTCTACTCATTTTTTGGTATCATAAATGGGCATTCGTTTTTATCATCAATGATATTCTCAGGAATGCCAAAATTATACATAATGCAGTATTGAGTGTCAATTGGCTGTATATCATTAAATACCTGTTTCGACGCATTGAAATCATCTGAATAAATTGCACATTTTTTACACTGCTCCATGCTCCAGCACTCCTTTCACCATATCCCTGATATACTCAGGCAGTTCTTCACCTAAATGGTACATTGCAAATGTTTCAGCAAAAAATTCTTGATCATCACTCGAAGCGTACTCTGAAATTTTATAAATATCACCTGTTGATTTGGCTTTTCGATATGCTTCATTTACCAATTTTCTTAATTTAATGCCTTCTTCCGAGTAGCAATTCGGATTAGCAAGTTTATTATTTATTTGTCCGAAATACTGGTCTGCTATAATATGTCCATATTCATGAATAATGGTTTTCTTGGTGTCGATACCACTGCTCTCACTCCAACGATCAAATTTCAATCTTTCTTCAAGTTGTTTGATAACCTTATCATATTTCTTTTGCAAAGATGCTGGAGCGTTTTCTCTTGCAGTCTTCCATATTTTTAGGGAATTTACGATTTCTTTTCTGAGTTCATCGGGTGGTTTGCCTAAAGTTCCGATAAGCGGATTTATAGATAATGACGCACAAGAGGAACGTGCACTTGATACTTTTAATTGACTGTTACTGATTATTCTTTCTAATTGTTTCGTAGGGTATAACTCATGTAGTTCTGTTAGTGTTTCATTGATAATATTAACGTTATCTAGCGATAGACCGCTATAATTTACGGTATCCGCAAACCGCCTTCCGTATTCCTCAGCCTCCGATATTGTTTTAGCAGGAATAAACTGTGTTTTCCTACTTTCTATTATACCACTTCCTCCAGAATTGTCAACACTTATTCCCCGGATCTGCGAAAGATTCCTCTGCTCTATGCTCCGTGCTTCATCTTCGGAGAAGACTTTCGGCTTATTTCCGCTGCCGACTTCCGGAGCTTCCCATGAACGCTTTGTCCAGACATTCTGCCGCTGTCTGCCGTTCTCGAAGATGACCGTGCAGTTGCAGTTATCGTGTCTGCGGTAGATGTCACGGGGTTCAGTTCCGTAGAGATACCGCCCGGCGGCATCGCTGCACCACGGACAGCATTTACCGTTCGTCTGGCGGTCGAGGTAGCAGGTCAGGCCGGCATCATTGCGGAACTTTGCGTTCTCCCGGACGCTGTCATCGTGAAACGAGAGCGTGATATTTTCCGTTCCGCTCCTTGCACGCCGGCGGATAACACTTTCTTCCACGGTCGGATCCACGAGCGAGTGTGCGAACTGCTGCACTCTTTCAGCCGGAAATTCTCCCTGCCGGGGACGGAGCGTCAGACCGTTCCTGCGGTCGATATTCTCCTGGACCTGAGCGAAGATATCATTGACTACCCGGTGGTTCTGCCGGAGAAGTGCAGTGCATATCAGCTCACGCTCCTCCGGAGTGATGCCGATGATGTTTTCCGACAGGACACGGCCGGCGATACCGGCGACTGCTGCCGAATATTCAAACGAATCCCGGAGCGTTGCCGTGCCGCTTTCAATGCGTTTCTGCAAGCTCCGCAGCTTCGGTGAAGTACGTATTTCTATGAGTCTGATGAGGTCGTCAGCGGTCATTTGTATCACTCTCCAAGCCTGTCAGACGGTGGATATTCTCAGCCCCGATAAAACCGGGAACGGCTTCGTTGATCTTATAGATCGCATCACCGGCAGCACCGAGAGCGGCAGCGTCAGGCTCGAATATGGGATACCACTGACACTTGCAGCCAGCAAAGGCATATCTTTCATATGTGATATTATCACGTATACAGGCAGCGAGATATCCGGCATTCAGGAATCCGACTCCGAAAGTCCTCTGAGCTTTCCGTGCAGTCAGGCGGAGCTGTTCGTGGCTTGCCCTGATAGCGTCATAGCTTGCAGGATTTCCGGTGTTGAAGCCGAGATCATCGAGCGTCAGGCCTGTCTCTCCGGCGAACATCGAAGCGAGCATCTTCATGTGTTCCAGATGCGGAGTCATCGACTGCTGCTCGAACTGTCCGAGAGAAGGTTTGTCTCCTTCATCGTCTTTGGTAAATTTCAGGAATGAACTGTACGTCGCCTGAGTCTTGTCCCATTCGAGATCCTGTGAGACTCCGACGACATATTTCTGCGGAACGGAGAAGAATTCCGCTCCGACTTCCGTTCTCAGCATCGTCCTGAATGCACTCTGCACGATATCCATGCAGGTGCGTGATATCCTCGAATGGCCGAACGGTCTTTTGGCATCTGGCCTGTTGATTATCGGAACGAGCAGCGGATACGGAGCTTTATGCTCGAACACTTCAACGAGTTTTCCCGACTCGTAGTATTCCGTCCGGAACGGGAGAAAGTATGCCTCCGAGACAGGCCTGCCGTGTTCGTCCGTATCAAGGACCGCATAGCCTTCCGTCAGCATATTTGTGACTGTATCGACGACTCCTGTGGCATTTCCGCCGTCGATGCACTCGATGCGTGGATAGCCGTCCTTGTTTCTTCCGATGTAGAGAAAGCTGCACGAAGTTATCAATGCCGAAAGCCCTGCACTGTCGAACAGCACGTCCGGATTGTTCAGCGAATATATCTGCTCTATCATCAGGTCATCGCCGGAAAATCCGTCATAGATGAGCCTGTCCGCCAGACTGTCAACGGCTTTCGCACACCAGCCGAGAGAGTACGTCAGGCTTCGGAACTCCGGCGGTATAAGAGCATTTATCTTCCGCACCTTGTTTTTCATTTCATAGTATTCATACCTCATGCTGACTCTCACAGCCTTGCTGCCGAGCTTCTTCCTGAGATAATCTATCCCGTATGTCATATTACACCGCCTTTTTGACTCTTGTCGCAGATTTATTCGCA